CATACTCGGCACAAGTCCCATGCCTTGTGGACCTGGGGCCACGCTTACAGGATCCTGTAAAACTGCATAGCCCGACTCCATGTCCACAAGTTTGGCAATCATTTCTTCGCCAGAGTTTAGTTTGAATGTGTAAACTTTTCCAATTTCCATTATTTGCTTTCTGTTAGTTTTGTTCTGAGTTCAGTGAACCCGCCCACCAGTTGATCATCTAAAAAGATCTGTGGTACTGTACGAGCATTTGGTACTGCTTCTAGTAGTTGTTCTCGTGTCCAACCATGCATGATATTGCGTTCTTCAAATTCAATGTTGCGTGATTTCAGCAAGGCCTTGGCTTGGTCGCAGTAAGGACATTGGTCTTTTGACCATACAATTGCTTTCATTTTATTTTCCTTCTTTTGATTTGTCGTAAGTCTTGGCAAAGATATCTGTTTTTACAACACCGTAGTCACCAGGACCATGTCGAACAATGTAGTCATTGCCACGAGTGTATTCTAAGTTGCCCCATGATGCTCGAACAACACCGTCATGGTCAGCAAGACGAGCAACCTTCATGATTTTCTTGGGGGTAGCTGTGCCATCACCGTTGTCGTCGTAGTAAGCGGCAAACTTGATAGGACTCACAGGATACCGTTCGCCCTTGGGTCCTGTAATAATTTTAAAACCAACTGTGTAGGCAACAGGACCTTCAAGGGTTTCTATAGTTCCGTTGTCTGTGGCAGTTTCATACTTGATAGGTGTTGGATGCTTGTAGGTTTCAAATCCACCTTGTTGGAACCATTCGTCGTTAATCATAAGTTTGGCAATTCGTCGTAGTCAATGGCATCGCCCATCACGCCAATAACATAATTGGTTGATTCATTTTCCTGCAAGGCTGTTTGCTTCTTGCTGGTATCCACATGCTTGTTGAACCATGGGATGGGTGTAGAGCGTGGTGCTGGCTCAAGATACTTGATGCCAATTTCTTTCAGTGCATTGGCTGCTGTGTAATCCACAAAGTCTTTTAAGATTTGTGCGTTAAGGCCAATCACTGGTCCCTTGTTGAACAAGTAATCAGCCCACTCTTTTTCTTCACGGATCACATCCAGGTACAGTTGATACACTTCTGCTTCACACTCTTGTTTGGCCTGTGCAAAGCGAGAGTCTTCCTTCACCACTTGATTGATAATCCATCCTGTCCACTCCTTGTGCAGGATTTCATCTTGCAGGATCAACTGAATGATGTTGCCATTGCCAATGAAGATGCGATTTTCTACCATTGCTAAACTAGTAGCAAAGCTAACCATAAAGCGGAATGCCTCCAATGCGTAACTGGCATTGAGAGCCAACCAAATTGCTTTGACGTGGCTGTAATCTTTGACAGGAACTTCTAGTTCTTTTTCGCAGTTGACCATGTGCAAGTGATCGTAATACTTGCCCACGCTTGATGCCATGTCCACAATCTCTTTGGTGTCATGAATGGTGTTGAACACATCCTTGGGCACGTTGTAGATGTTTCGAATGATGTGACTGTAACTGCGTGAATGAATATTGGTTTCAAAGAAACTCCAGTTGTACATTAGTGCTTCCAATTCTGGAATACTAATTACAGGAGTAAACACCTGTGCAGGGCCGCGGCCTTGCAAGCTGTCCAGTGCTGTTTGGCGCAATAGATTTGCAGTAAAGATATGCTTGACAGTTTCTGATGCTTCTTTAAAGTCATTGGCATCTTTGCTTAGACTAATTTCTTCTGGTACCCAAAAGAAACCACGAGCCTCTTGCTCGTACTTGGCCAGTTTGTTGTATTTGACTTCTTCAAATCGTTGAATGGTCACAGGACCTGCTGGATCTAGAAACATCTTGCGATGTAGATAGTCTGTTTTGGTTGATAAGTTGTATTGTGCTTGGCTCATTTTAATTTTTCCTTTTATTCATTTTTTTCTTCGATGGTATAAAACCAATCATCTCCAGCTGACCACTTGCGTGTGCCATCTACCGTGAACAAAGTTTGTGCGGCCTTAAAGTCTGGAAACTTAACATTACCTGAAATCAAACTTTGGTCGTACCACAAACATCGGTTGTTGGGTTGGCAAGCAAACTGACCGTTTTCTAATCGAATAAAGTTAAAGCTCTTGTGCTCTTCGGCAACTTCAGTAAAGCCTGTGTCCACATCCATGCCATCAGCACAAAAGTCCACAGTGAACAAATAAGTTCCGTAGTGCCATTCTTTATCTTTACCTAGAAACTTCACGCCTAGATTACGCAAGCCTATTTTTTCAATGATAGTAAAACGATAGCCCATGCAGTCCCAAAGCTGTAACGTATCTATAGGCAGATTGCCTGTGTGATTTTCTTGCCACACATACGCATGTATGGGCAGTTTGTCATACAATGCTCCGTAGTTGGGCAACAATGATTCAATGCGAAATACCTGTCCTCGCAAGGCCTTGAGACTGACCCAGATAGCAGGTTCTAATTCTCCGTGACCTTTTTCAAAGTTATAGAGAAACTCTCTTTTGACAAAGCATTTGACAGGTGGCAAAGATCCTACAATATAGCTCATTTAGTATTTTCCTGATGCTAGAACAATTTTACAGATATGTTCTAATCTTTCAATGTGCTCATAAGCACGCCATGGGGTGACATCAATGGCCACAACTCCATGTCCTTTGATTCCCACAATATCAAATTTGATATTGCCTGCTTGATCCAGTCCCAAATTACTATGACATGCATCAGCAAGTTCTTGGCTGATAGGGGCAACATCGCCCACATTGGGTGCTACCCGAGTATAGCGATTGAGTTCTGGAAATGCATTGCTAATAGTGCTCAAATCAATTCCAGCATGCATGGCTGCGATGCAATAGGTTGGATGCACGTGAACCACAACTCTAACATCGTGTGAGTGCTGTCCCATTTCTTTTTGTAATCCAAAATGCAGGGGTATTTCGCCGCTGGGCTTGAGGTTAGCACTAATGTCAGTGTAGTGATCTTCTTGCCAGGATTTTGTTAAAAATGGAGGAACAGGATTAACATGATCAACTAATTGAATTTTTTTAAATTGATCTGGCTGTAGCGTTTGCTTGCGCACACCCGATGGTGTGATATAAAAGTGATCACGGTCGTGATGACGAATAGAGATGTTGCCATCTCTACTGGTTATCCAATTGCGTTTGTACGCATCTACCAATATGTCACAACAGGTTTCTAGCATTTTAATTGTTCCAGTGAGTATGTAATTAGCCCAGTTTTTACACTGTGCTCAACAACTAAATTTGTTTGTGGGTTTGATAAAATTATAGGGTTTTCTCCTGGCCCCCAATGTCCGGTATCCAAATATAATCGATCATTGTCTTGTGCCATGCCCAAGCGCGGCACAATCAACACAGTTTTATCACGCCAATCTTTAGTGTCTACATCAAGTGTAAACGATTCTCTATCCTCATCCCATTGCGTGGCTGAATAACTGGCAACAACTGATCCAGCTTGCACTGCTCGCATGTACGGGATCCAGTTCCATACAGTACCAACTTGTCGATCAAACTGCATGATGCCTGGAGTCAACTTGTCCAATATCATGGGATTGAAAACACAATCAGCAGTTTCACATATCAATTCGTTTACTGTTTGCACAAATGCAGGATCAACATCTACGCCCGGGGCAAAAACTCTATTGGTTTGTTCTTGTACGCCAAGTCCTTTTGCAAAACTTGCAGGAATTTCTACTGCCCACATTTCTAAAAAATAAGTTCCTGGCAAGAACACTGTTTCGTGACCACGTGGTAAACTGTTCCATAAGCCTTCCCACCATAAGTTACCATTTACAGTTTCTGTAAATGTGACTGATCTAGGGCTGTAGTTGTGATCATACCGTTCGTTGATCAACTCAATGCGATCTTGTAACTTCAATTGCTTGATAATTTTGCAACCCAATTGATAGCGATCTAAGTCACTTTCAAATGCTTGAACATGTTCAGCGCCATGCTTTAATGCCAACATTGACAACAGGCCTGTGCCAAATCCAATGTCAGTGCAACGTTGGTTTGCAACATACCGAGAAAGAATTCTGTCGTAGAATTGATTGCGCATGAAGTCATTGATCATGCCAAGGTTTACACCATCATGGTTGTGCCAATCAATCCTACTAAGAAAACTCATTACCAGTGCCTTATTGTATTTGCTATGATGAACCCACAAGTCACAACATGTATTATAACCCAAAAGGTCTTGAAGAACAAGGCCAATCGGGCTTCTCGTAAGGTTAAAATGGGCACATCAGGACGGTCATCGTCTGTGTGCCCCATTAGGTGGCCTGTGGCTCGTGCCCAGACTTTTTCTACACTATTCATTTCTTTATGATTTTTCCTTTGAAATTTTTAACAGCCCAAATATTTCAAATATTTTAGCATAAACATATCCAATATCAACTTCAAACCACCTATGTCTATAATTAGGTCTATATGGCATATTATGGTGATTGTTGTGAAGTTCTTCGCCACCTAGTAGGATTCCAATCGGAAACAAATTCTTTGATTTGTCATTTAAATTTTTATGGCCAGCATACTCAAACCCAAATTTATGAAAAGCATAGTTGCCAATGAATACACCTAGCCAATTTTTAGTTAATAAATGTAATACCAATGATAATACTGCTCCCAGATATCCAAACAAAATGCCTGCAACTAGATGTTGCACCCACGGACCTGCAAACCTATATTTTTCATGCAATGTTTTTTGCATCCAGTCATCTGGAGTTTGAATGTCTGGGCAATACTTTTTAACTTCATCCTGGTCAGCCTTCCACGGTTGACACATTTGTTTAAGCGTTAGATGATGTGGACTCTGACCGTCATTTTTTGTGTCGCTGGTTGCATGATGTTTACGATGTCTACTGGTGTAAGTCTCTGCCCAATTTGGCCCCAGTGTTCCAGAAATCCATAGTACAATTCTAAAAAAATATCCCAATGGTTTAGATATCAAAAAATGTCTGTGTGCAACAGATCTATGAACATAGATAGAAAAACAAGTGGTAAAAACATGCAGTTGTACCAGCCAAAAAATCCAAAAATATTGTAACTCAAACATTTTATAAATTAAAGTTTACAAGCTTCACAATCTTCTTCGAGATCAAAATCAATCTCAAGCATGGGCGCAGGTGCATCTTCTTTGATCATTTTACTGCCGGCCTTGTTGATAAGGCTGTAGTAGAATGTCTTGAGTCCCCAGTGATGTGCTTGCATTAGGTTGCGAGCAATCAGTGTGGTAGGCACCTTGCGATCAGGCCAGTGCGCTGGATTGTAGAATGTGTTGGTCGAAATTGACTGGTCAATATAAGCAGCCAACACACATGCGGTTTTCAAATAGCCAATGCAGTCTTTTTGTGCCCACATCAGTTGATATTTGTTTTTCAACTTGTGATATTCGGGCACTACTTGTGTGAGTGATCCTGCTTTGGATTCTTTAACTGATATCAGGCTCATGGGCATTTCAATGCCATTGGTTGAGTTGATCACCACAGAACTTGATTCAACAGGTGCCACTGCCATCAGTGTGGCATTGCGGACTCCGTGTTCTTTCATGAGTTCACGCAAGGGTTCCCAGTCTAGTTCTGGTGCAAAATTCGCAAGTTCGTTAACTCCGTTAGCTCGTCGTTCCCACGGAAACACACCACGACCATACCAGGTGCGATCCGAATCTTTGCAACGGCCACGCTCCTTTGCAAGCTCAACTGTTGCTTCTGTGAGATAGTAGGCTTGGTGCTCCATCCAAGATTTGACTTCGGCCAAAGCATCTGTATCACCGTACTGGAGGCTGCGCTTGGCATGCCAGTAAGCCAAGTTAGTAATACCGATACCAAGCGGCTGAATTTCGTCATTTGATAGTTTTGATTGGATCGATAGGAAGTCTTGGTAGTCCAAGATATTGCACAGGCTCCTCTGCAGAATCCTACAAGCACGACGCATATCCTCAGGATTGCGGAACGCCCCCCAGTTAATGGACCCAAGTGTACATAACGCAATGCGACCTTGATCATCATCCAGCCTTTTAAAAGGTTTTGTAGGAAGGAGAATTTCACAACAAAGATTACTCTGGTAAATGGTATGATACTCTGGATCAAATGGTCCTTGGTTCATCACGTTGTCAATGAACACTAGATAGATACGACCAGTGTCTGTTCGTTCCTTAAGTATGCCTGATTTGAACACTTCTTCAGCAGACATAGTTTTTGTCCGGAGGTCAGATCTAGCTTCATATTTGACATAAAGATCTTCAAAAAGTGCAGTGTTGGAGTAGAATGCCTCGTAAAGTTCCGGTACTTGGTTAGGGTCAAAGAACGTGATGTTTTGTTTGTGTTTAAATCTACGCCAGAAAAAAGCAGAAAGCACCACCCCATAGTCCATGTGTCGGACACGGGTTTCTTCGGTTCCTTGATTGTTCTTGAGCACAATAAGATCATCGAATTGAAGATGCCAGATGGGATAAAAAACAGTGGCACTTGCATTTCGAATACCTCCTTGTGAACATGACCGTAAATCACCAAACCACTTCTTTAAAAATGGTATCATGCCGGTGTGCATGATTTCACCACCACGAATGGGTGAGCCCAGTGGACGAAGACGCCCTATCTCCAAACCAATGCCTGCACGTTTGCTGGCATACTTGGCCATCATCTCACCAGAAGCGAATATACTATCAAGATCGTCGTCACTCCTGATAAGCACACAACTACTAAACTGTTTAGTAGGAGTGCCGAGCCCTGCAAGCACAGGTGTAGCAAGAGTAAACAAACCATCACTGGCGGCTTGATAATATTCTTTGATATAACGCATT